GTTATTAGAAACACTTGCGGACTCGGTTTCTATAAACCCCCACTACACATATAAGGAACACTCTAAGGTATTGGGTGCTAGAATGGGAAAGACAATCCCTATTATACCAATAGATACCCTAAAGATATTAGAGGAGATAGAGAAACAAAAGGGCAAGATTCCCTTTTCAGGTGTTAAGGATGTAGAGTGGGAGATTAACGGAGAGAACCTATCAGGCTTAATTAAACAAATCATATGGACATTATCCCCTAATGCTGCAAAACCATTAGATACATATAAGGTATTTGATTTAAATCTTTCCGCAGATTACTCCATAACTGCCATACCCGTAGAGCCATTAGATAAGGATGCGAGAGTACCTGAAGATAAACTGGCTAATAACATTAAGATAATTAACGATAGGTTAGCACAATTGAATTCCGATTTTCAATCTATTAAGGATATATTCTACTTTGGGAAGATTACACCTACCTCAACAACTAAATATACTACCCTTGCTTCCGCAGATTCGGGAGATGATATATCCGTTCAAGTGGTGAGTAAATCTTCTACATTGGTAGATAAGCAACCCCTCGTATCCACATCTCAATCCGATGCCGCCCAAGCTAAAGCAGATGATTTGGCGCAAAAGGTAGAGCAGGCTCAAACGGATTTACAAAAGAAGATTGACCAAACGGAGAACACTATTAAAACTGCTCAAGCGGGCGATACGGCCGCTCAATCGGAATTAAGAAGGCAATTACTCCAAGCACAACAAAACCTAACGAATACAAACGCATCGCTCCTAAGTAGATTAAAAGCGAAAGGAATTGATATATAATAGAATAGTATGAAAAGATTCGGAGATATCGCTACTATGATAACCCTATTACCATTGATAATAGGAGTAGCAGTGTTGGTTGGTTTATACTTTATGGTACGTTTTCCCCTATGGTGGATAGAAAGAGCGTTAAAGACGAGGAAAAGGTGGTTAAAGTGTAACTATCAATAGGGATAACAAAAATTTTCTTTAAAAAACGACTCGTTCCCCCTACCCCCACCCCAAAAAATAAATTTGTAAAAGTTAATAATTATTAGTATATTGTAGGTTATGAATATTACAGTCTTAGAGAAGTTAGAAAAGGGATGGATATCATTAGAATGGAGGAAGTATTTACATAAGGTAAATATGTCTAAACAAAACCTATCGGAATTAGTTGATAAGTTAGATAATTGGAAATCGAATAAGAAGTGTAAAGAAATAATATTGATTAAATATAAATCTATGCCCGTTTATATAACTTTGAAGAGGGAGGATTTTAAATCTATGGGTAAATGGTTGATGAGTAGATTGACTGAATTAGAAATGTATGAGGAATGTGCTAAACTACATTCTATAAAAAATAAGTTATAGTATGAAAGATAGTTATAAAATACTGACTATTCCAAAATTTGTAGAAAAGGTTGATTGTGATTTGTTAATAAACAAATACAATATCAATTCAGAGTTGAGTGATGCGGAAGTATATCGCCCTAATAATGTAGAAATAAAAAAAGAAACGAGGAAATCTAAAGTTTCTTTTGTAGATGATATTGGAATAATAGGTGATAGAATCTTAGATAAAGTTAAAGAGCATGTTGGAGATATAAAAGGGTATGAACCATCTTTAGATACTTTTCAATTTACAAAATACGAAAAAGGAGATTTTTTTGATTGGCATGCGGATTCAAATGATACGGTATTTAAAGATAGATTTTATACAATAGTATTACAATTAAATGATGATTATGAAAATGGAGATTTTCAACTTCTAATTAATAAAGAGATTACATTAGAAAGAGGAGTGGGAAATCTATTTATATTTCCTTCGGAAGTAGTACATAGAGTTAAACCAATAACTTCCGGCATAAGATATTCTTTGGTGAATTGGTTAAAATTAAAGCAATTAGAAAACATTAAAAAAACTTTATTATAATATGGGATTTAATCCATTAGAAATATTAAAAGCTTGGATAACAGCAGAAAACCCAAATGAAATACAAAAAGAATTAGCTGAACTTAGACTAAATGTTTGTATGGGGTGTGATATGCGTAAAGAGATTATTCATAATAAAAAATGGTCTGCTTTATGTGGTAAGTGTGGATGCCCTTTATCTAAAAAAATATTTACAGACCAATATGGTAGTTGTCCATTGGGAAAATGGGATGAAGTAGAAACCCCATATATAAAATCTCTTACTTTAAAAAGTAAAAAAACAAAAACAATTATTTAAATTATGGAAAAAATAAAACTAGGTGAGTATATTACGATTTATAAAATAAATTGTAAAGATATTGATAATGAACAATTATCAAAAGAATTATGGTATTCTACTCAATTGTTTAAAATGACAAAATATCCAAGTCGATTAGAACCTGGTATCCAATCGGAAATGTTGGTAAGTTCAAAGGATATAAATTTGGTTAGAAGTAAAATGATAGAACTAATGTTTTCCATATTTGATAAACCATTTTTTTATAGTACAGAAGAATGGATATTTATTAGTAAAAATGATAATGTATATAGTGGATTTCATACGCATTTAAATCCAGCATCAACTAAAAAATCTAAAGAAAACCCACAATATACCTTAACATATTATAGTAAAATGCCAGATGAATTAGAAGGTGATGATGGGTGTATTATATTTAAAGATGTAGATGGAAACGAATTTCCTATTTTACCAAAAGAAGGTGATTTAATAGTATTTGGAGCAGATGTTTTACATAGAGCAGCAACTAATACAAAATCAATTTCAGAAAGAATCGTATTTTGTACAAATTTTACATTTTTGGATATTGATAAACAATATAATAAAAAAGAAAAAACATTAATGTAATATTAAATTATGGAAAAAATTACTTTTGAAGATGATATATTTTTGTATAAAACTAAAATAGATTCATATGATTTTCAAAAAGCAGTTCTGAATGAATGCAATACATTCCTTTTGGATAAAACCTCCAAAAGAGATAACTATTCTTTTTATGGTGGTAGTTTTTTTGATTTAAAAAAGGATTTTATTTCTAAAACCTTTATGGAGGAAGCAGTAAAGATGTGTTTGTTAGAGTGTACTAATTTAGCAAAAAAAGATAATATAAAATTTAATATAGTACATTTTGGAAGTTGGATAAATGTTGTTAAAAGGGGAAACCCAAAGCAACGTAATTTTAAAAAAAATGATGAAGTATCATTACACAACCATGTAGATTTACAAAAAAACGATGGTTTATTTTATCCAAAGTACACATTTGTGTATTATTTACAAATGCCAGATAACTTAGAAAATAATGAAGGTACATTAATTATTGGAGGTAAAGAAGATAGGAGATATTATATAATGCCAGAGGTTTCTGATTTGATTATTATGGATGGAAAATTAGAGCATTCTCCAAATAAATCACCTAACTCAACTAAAGATAGAATAGTTATAGCCGGAAATGTTGGGTTTGAATATGTAAAAGAAAAAGTAAGTTTAATTTAAAATATTAATATTTATAACAAAAAGAAATAACTGATGAAAGCCGTAATAATTGGAACTGACTTTGTTAAAGATAACACTGGTACTTTAAAAATAGTAGAAACAAATACTAATGTAGATGTACATAATGTAATTGTGCCTGATTTGGATTGGGCATCTTTTAAGCAATTTTTAATAGATAATTCTATATCTAAATTACATTTTATTTATACTGATGGTAATTTTATAAATACAGAAAGAGCTACAAAATTTGATACTCATATTCCAAAAGTAACATTAAAGGACAAATTGGAAGAGGTTATTACTGAAGTTGGTGGTACGTTTACTGTATATGAAGTTGCTAAAAACTCAATAACAGTTCCATATGTAGAAGATGCTGATGATACATTAATATTAAGAACCTCATATGATACAACAGCTATCATTGATGAAAATTATGCAAAGGATAAGGTAAACTTTCATAGAGCAATTTCCAATCAAACCTTTTCAACAAAAATATATTATAACTCATCAACTGATACAAGCCTTAATGTAGATGATTTGATTGAACTACATTTAACAGATGGGGATGCTCCAAACTATATTGTAAAGACTAGATATCCAAATACGGATTATGTACAATATCCAAAACTATACAAAATAAATTCTTTAGAGGATTTAGGAACATTAAAAGCTTCTTTAACATCTTCAGAATATTTGGAAGAATTTCATTCAAATAACGATAATGTAGTTGAGGGAAAAATGGGCGTTATTAGAAGTTTAGATATTATATATGGTTCTACATTAAGTTGTTTACATTTAGGTTCATATGTAATGACTTCTCCACTTCTAATAGATGTTTGGGAAACTACTTATGATTCTAATGGTAAAATGAATCAAAACGCAAGACCTTTGTGGATTAGTAAATCGCCTAATCAAAGAATGGGTATTTCATATATTTTAGATGATGATACACCAATATTGTATGCGGATGGTAACTTTAAATATCCAAATCAAATACTTGAAAATCATGTTTTAAAAACAGTTACTTTAAATTGGGTGCCGCTTGATGATACATCTGAAACAGGAGAGCCATTATATATACCGAATAAAAATTCTGGAAGCTTTTCCGAAGATTTGACTACATTTGGTACAACGAATACTAATGTAGTTTCGTTAGTTAGCGAACTTAAAGAATCTTTGATGATAAGAGTAACATTAGAAAATGGTTTAGTTTATGAAGATTTACCACATAGTGCTATGTTAATAGAAGAATATGATACTCTTAGAACAATTTTCTCTCATACAAACGAATTTAGAGTAAATGATTCGGTTATATTCTATGATTATAATAATAACACATTGGTTAAATCCAAAATAACAAATTTAGAAATTACATATGCTAATAGAAGGGTATATGATATAGATGTGGAAGAAAATGATATATTTTTACCTTTAGCCGATGAAAATTTAGGTATAACTTTTATACAACACAACCCGTGTCAAGGATGGTGTGGCTTGTATTCATGTAGTTATTATTGGTGTAATACCTGCTCTTTTTGTTTCGGACCAATACCAAAACTATAATATAAAATAATTTAATAAAATGAAGCCAAAAATTATATCATCCGAAATAGTATTAACAAGCTCATCAACAAATGCTAGTATAGCAACCATAATGCAGGAAGTTGCAACTATGGTATATACAGATGTAACACAATAAAAGTATTTTAATTAGTTATGTTTAAAGTTCAACTATACGATACATATGGTTATGAAAATTTCATATCCGATACTGAACAATTATTTTTGTTAGATTGGATAAGAGAAAATGAGTTTTTATTTCCTGTAAACGAGTCAAAATCATCTTCATATGGTTCTAGAAAGTATTTAGTTGTAAATGATTTACATACTAATATATTTGAATTGGTTCGTTCTATAAAAAACAGAATAATAGATTTAGAAAAAATTGATGATTGGGTTGTAGAGCCAAATTTTGAAGATGGTATTGGTATAAATAAAGAAGGTGGTAATATTCATTTACATAGTGACCCAAATTTAGAAGGTTATACACATATTAGATATAATGTAATACTATCATACCCAAATGAGGGCGGCCATTCCATTTATAATGGAAAAATAAATGAACTTAAAGAAAAAATGGTTTGGAGATGCGTTGCAGGAAAAGTAATGCATGGCTCTACGCCAGTTATCGGTGATAAGCCTAGAGTAACTTTAAGTTTAGGTTTTCAGATAAAAGATAAAATTAAAAAAGTAAAAAGTTTAATTTAATATGATTATAAATGATAAAGTTGCATTTATTCCAATACCTAAAAATGCTTCTTGGTCTGTAGAGAACTCATGTGTATTTTATGGATTTGATTTAAAATTTCCAAATACTTTGTGGGAAAATTCTATTAAATCAAATGTTGGAATGTTAAATAAAAGAAATCATATACATTCTAAACTTCATACTTTAATAGAAAGTTTTGGTTCTGATTTTGAATTCGTTTCAATATTAAGAGATTCAACAGATAGGTTTATATCTGCTTGGAGATTTTTTATAGCCGGTATGTGTGAGTTACATCCTGATGAAGAAACAATTTCTCATTTAAAAAGTATAGATAATTCTTTTATAATCGATTTTATAAAAAGAAACTATTCCGATTATACAAACATTTATTCTTCTAAGGATATTAGAAAATCTTTTTTTGAAAAACTATTAACCGATTTGGGGTTTAAGCAAAAATATTTTACTAATGATATATTCAATGATAGATTTTCTATTCACACATTTGGATTATCATCGCAATATGTTTGGATTCTAAATGATACAGTAAAGGTTAAAACATTTAATTTCGATAAATTAGATGAATTTGAATTATACATATCTAATAAATTTGATGTTGATTTTAAATTAATGCATGTAAATCAAAATTCAATAACGGGATGTAGTGTAAAAAGAACGCCGGAGTTGATAGAATTTGTTAATAAGTATATCGATGGTTCTATTAAAAAAACTCCATCAATTATATAATGTATGAAGCTATTTACATATGGTGATAGTTGGACAGAGGGAGTTGGTGGAAATATTGCAGAAGAATTAACAACAGAAATTCCCGAAGAAAGAACTAGAATAAGACAAAAATATTGTTGGCCGAAGCATTTATCGGAACTACTTCATTGTGAAGTTAAAAATAATGGAGTTGGCGCATTTTCAAATAATGCGATATTCAATACAGTCTTTTATCAATTAAAAAACGGAACAATCACTAAAAATGATTTAGTTGTTATTATGTGGTCATCATCGTTAAGAGACCCTTTACCATTTTTTCATAATGAAGATGATTTTTTTATATGGGGAAAACGATATAAAAGTAAAGGACATCTTTTTAAATATATTTTTGATGGAATCAATGGAGATAATTCGAAATATAATAAAGCAGAGCAAAATTTTAGAAACTATTACATAGCTAATTTATTTAATGATACATACTATGATATAGTAAACCAAAATTATATCTTACATCTTCAATTTATATTTAAGGAGTTGGGGATTAGATATGTTTTTTGTGATGCGTTTGATATTTTAATTAATAAAAATATTGATACATTGCTTGATAAAACCCATTTGATAGATAATAACCGATATTGGGGTTACCAAACTAAAACAATGGCAGATTTACTAATAGATACCAAACGTAAAGATGTATGGGAAGATAATAGTCAATGGGCGGATATCGCAGGTAAACACCCAAGTAATAATGGTTATAAATTTATTGCAGATGAGTTATTCAAATTCATAAACAATAATAATTTATTAAATTATGATGAAATAAGAAAAACTAATATAATATGAATTATACCATAAATAATTTCTTCAACGATGATGATTGTTCTTATTTTTTAAAAAAAGCATTAGAGATAGGGGTGCCTTTTAATTATAATCCAAACGAAAATTGGGATTGTAGAAGAATCTATGATGAAGAGTTAAAATTAAAAGTATATAACATATTAGAAAGTAAATATAAAACGGGAGATTGGAATTTGTGGATAGACTTTGAATCTTTAAAAGTAAAAAGTATAAATGTAAGCTTAACGGCATATTATGAAGGAAGGTATTTAAATCTACATAAAGATTCTAATAGTTCTTTAACGATTGTTATAGTTCTAAATGATGGCTATGAAGATGGAAGATTTGCTATAACCAATGCGGTTAATAACAATTATCATTTTGAAAATTTAAAAAATATGGAGCTTATAGAACTTTATAAGGGAGATGGTATATCTTTTATAGGAAATGAAATATTTCACGGAGTTTTACCTGTAACCATTGGTAAAAGATATGCCCTAAACATTTGGTTATCAGAGGAAGAGAACAAATTCGTACCTATGAAAAAAGAAAAATCTATTTTATGAGAATTTTAATAATAGCTCTACCAAGAACAGGTTCAACATCTTTAATGAATAAGTTGGCAGGCGAAAGGAATCTAAAACCATTTTTTGAACCATTTGATGGGACTAATAGGGTTATTTATAATAATGAAGATAATTCCGTTGTTAAAACAATAATATGCCATCATCAAAATAATTTAGAGCTTATTAGTAGGTTTGATGAAATTATACTTCTTAATAGAAGGAATATAAAAGAATTGATAGAATCCCACTCATATCAAACTTATTTTTCAAAAAGAGGGTATAATTCTAATAATGAATATGTTTACAAAACACCACCACAAGATGTTATAAATTTATGCACATCCGATATACTTAATTGGAACGAAGAAATTAATTATTTATCGGATGTTACCAAAATACCAATTACATATTATGAGGATATATATAATCCAAATGATACGAACAGATTGAGAAAGGGTAGTTTAGATGATTATGAAAAAAAACTTATATAACTAATGAAAATATACATACATCATTATTATAATAAATCTATTTTCTATAAATTAGCACACAACACTACAAATAGAATCTTTAATATAAAAGATAGTAATGAGGGAAGTATATTTTGTGAATATAATAATGTAAAATTAGAATTTATTTTTAAGCAAGATATTAGCTTTGAAGAAGATGGTATTCACATATTAGATTATTTTTCAGCATTTTTATATGGGAGAAACGACCCAAAAATTGGCACCATTTTACCCGATAGAGATTATATGGAAAGGGAAAGCCAGCAAATTCTAAAAATATTTATAGATTTATTAAAAGAATGTCCAAAGAATCAAAAATGGGTGATAACCTATTTTAGAACTGAAAAAATACTTCAAACAAGGGATATTGATTATTTTGATGAAAAATGGTTAGAAATAGAATCGTTGATATCTCAATTAAATCAGCATCATATAGTTACTGATAATATCTTTTTAAATGAACTAATAGAGTACCAATACCCAAACTTTTATTATGCATTAACAAACACAATATTTCAATGGAATAATAATTGGAATGTGAGATGGTATTATGAATTCAAACAAATATACGATAAATTAAATTTTGATTATGATTTAATGTATAGTATTAAAAATCATAAAATAAATAGAATTAATATTATAAATGAATTAAGTAAATTAAAAAACGATAGGATATATTTACAACATACAGATGCTTTACAAAACCCAGCTTATCAAAAACATTCGCCGAAAATATTTCACATAAATACAAATTCAATTTACGGAGATAAGGATTTCGATGATATAAGCTATATTGCAAATCATAAAGGATATATGGATGTATTTTTTAGGGTATTACCTAAAGCTAAAATGCAAATATTATGCGAAAGTTGGTCTTGGAGTGATAAAGAATTCACATCACAATATCTTTCAGAAAAAACGTTCGGGTTACTACTATCTGGTATACCATTTATGTCAACCCACGAATATCCATTACAAATGATTGAAAAAATGTTAGATGTCCCACCTCATCCATTTTATAACGAATCCAAAAGATGTAAAACTAATGGTAAGTTATTTGCCCAATTTGTGGATAAATTTTTACAAAATTTTGATGAAAATTATAAACTATGTAAAGAATGGTCGGATTTGGTACATACTAAACTAATGTATAAAATTGAAAATGAAAATTCATTATTGGAGTTAATAATTGATGGAAGACTAAAGACCGAGTTTGATTTTAAAAAATCATTAATATAATGAGAGTAGTGTTTACATATCTACCGAATGATAGATAAAAAAATACTATAAGTATTTGATTTTTTCACATTTTTTTCATATATTTGTAAATATGATAATTGTACCAGAAACTCCGATAACAGATGTTAGTTTTACTAAGTGGAATCCATGTATTAAATTAGAGGTTAAGGATGAGAATTTAGAAGATAGCTACCATTATTACATTATACCACTTATTGATGTATCGCAGCAAGAATTAGAAAATAATTTGGAATCTATACCATCATTGTGGTCATCCGAATCAACGGAATTTGAGTCGGAAGAGGGAATTACCTTATATACAATGCGTTTATTTGATGAAGATTTGCCTGAATTGACTACAGAAGAAGAAGTTGAGATACTTTACAAAATTTTAACAAAAAAAGATTTGTATTAATTTGGAAATTTGAAAAAATTTTTGTATATTTGTGGTATCTTTTTATTATTACTCTAAAGCAGACAGCACAGAAGCACTAAAAGATTAAAATAAAACTTAAAAAATAAAAGTATGAAACAAAAGACAGAAAAAGAACTGAAAGACAATTACGAGAGGTTTAATACTATCATCAAAAAATATTTTACAGAAGATAGGTTAGAGAAACTTCTTTTTATGTACTCAGAAGAAGAGTTAGGACCAAATCTTGCAATTGCTCCAGCTAGTGGTAATGCCGGATATCATAATTGTTATACAGGTGGTTACATTGACCACATTTTTAACGTTTGTAAAAACGCACTTAAAGTTAAAGAATTATTTATTCAGTTAGGTGGTAAAGTAGATTTTACAGATGAAGAATTAATATTTGTAGCACTACATCACGATTTAGGTAAATTGGGTTTAAAAAATAAACCATACTACATACCAAATCCTTCGGATTGGCATATTAAAAATCAAGGTAAAATATATACTGCTAACCCAGAGTTACATCATATGACTCATACCGATAGAACTATATTTGTTTTACAGCAATATGGTATTCAAATTTCAGAAGCAGAATATTTTGGAATTAAACTTACCGATGGATTATACGATGAGGATAATATGAAATACTTAAAAGTATTCGATATCAGTAAGCGAATGAAATATAAAATCCCATACATAATGCATTGGGCGGACCATATGAGTACTGTTATTGAATCACAAGATAACACTATGTAATTACAATTTTTTAAAAGGTGGTAAGTCTTTACTTATCACCTTTTTTTATTTAAAAATACTTATTATTATGATTTACAAAGAAAAAGTAATAAACTTATTAGACGTTTTAAACGCTAAAATTAGAATCATTGAAAATGTTTCTAATGGTTCTATGCGATTATCTCAAGCAGAAGTTAATCAACTTATTAAAGATACAAAAGAGGTTACTGAACGTATTTCAGAAATCATTAGTATAGAACGATAATGAATTGGCTTAAAATTTTAGTAGGAGTTTCCGCACTAATTATTGCAGGATGTGCGGCTTATTTCTCCGTAACGGGGTTAGGTGTACTATTTGCAGGTGCTTCCTTATCAGTAATGATAATGGCTTCTGCATTGGAACTGGCAAAATTAGTTGCTGCTACATACTTAAAGCAAAAATGGGATGAAATTGGTGGATTTAATAAATGGTATTTAACTACATCGGTTGCAGTATTAATGTTAATCACTTCAGCCGGTATTTTTGGATACCTTTCAAACGCTTTTCAAGCACAATCACTACAATTACAGCAAGTAGATAGAGAAGTAGCAGTACATCAAACTAAAATTGACCAAAATACGGCTCAAATTACCCAACTTTCTACTCAAATTATGGAATTTAACACCAATCAAGGTAAAATATTGGATGGCGGTAAGGTAAATTCTCGTCTAATTCGTTCAATCGATAACAGAGATAAGCAAATTGCCAAAATTAACGATAAAATTTCCATTTTACAAACTGAAAATACTAAAGAAACTGAAAAAATCAACGAAATTAAGATAAAAAACTTAGATTTAGAGAAAGAAGTGGGTGGATTTCGATTCGTTGCAGAAGCATTTGGTGTAGAATTAAAAAATGTAGTAAAATTCTTCATATTTTTGATTGTAATTGTGTTTGACCCGTTAGCAGTAGCGTTAATTATCGCATTTAATGGTTTAATTGAAACTAAAAAACAAAAACGAGAAAGAATTTTAGGTGAAATGATGAAAAATGACCAAAAATTAGGTTTATATGATAATTTGGATGATTTAATGGAGGAAAACTATAAGAATTATGAGGTATATGGTGATACAAAAGAAGATTTAGTGGAAAATAATCCACAAAATACCGAAGATAGTGGAAAAAAACCAACATTAGAGGAAGAAATTCCAATTATAGTGGAAAATAATCAACAAGAAGAACAAATGCCTTATTTAAAATGGGAAGAATATATGCATCCCGAATTTCCATGGGCTAAAAAAGCATTATGGATAAACAACCCAAAAGCGGTTAATTATTGGATTTCAAACAAAGGAGGTTCTCGTAGAGAAGCCGATAAATACGCTAAGGAAGAAAGAGAGAGAGAGGAAAACATAAAAACATATTAAAAAATTTGGTTTTTTCATATTTTTTGTTTATATTTGATAAAACTAATAAACTTTAAAATATGAATTTAGGATACGCTTGTATTAATATGAGTATGGGTAAAAAAGTTTCTACCAATCGTACAATGATTAAAAAAACTTTTCAATCAAAAGGTTTAGATTACGTTTCTGAACTGGCATTAGCTAATGCAAGTGATATTATTAAGATTTTGGAATGGAATAGGATAAATGGTATCAAATTTTTCCGATTATCTTCCGCAATTATCCCTTGGGGCGACCATATCGATTTAACCCAACTTAAAGATTACAAACAAATCAAATCAGAACTCAAAAAAGCAGGTGATTTTGCCCATTTTTGGGAGATGCGTATAAATTCACATCCAGGTCCATTTTGCGTATTAACTTCACCAAATGAAACAGTTGTAACTAACGCAATTGCTGATTTAGAACTACATGGTAAGATATTTGATATGATGGGGTTATCTAAAACTCCATACAATAACATTAATATCCATTGTAATGGTGTTTACGGAGATAAACAATCTGCTATGGATAGATTCATCCAAAACTTTAAAAGACTCTCTAAATCGGTTCAAAATAGACTTACAATAGAGAATGATGATAAGGCATCTATGTATTCAGTTAGAGATTTGATGTATATATATGAAAATACAGGCATTCCTATCGTATTTGATTACCACCATCACCAATTTTGTACAGGCGATTTATCAGAAGAACAAGCATTAAAGTTAGCAGCAACGACTTGGCCAAAAGATATTAGACAAGAAGTTCACTATTCAGAATCTAAAGCATTGCACGAAAACAATCCAAAAGAAAAACCACAGGCTCACTCATTATATATTAACTCACTACCAAACACATATGGATTAGATATAGATGTTATGGTAGAAGCTAAGGGTAAGGAGTTAGCTATATTACCTTATTTAAAAAAAGAATTAAATGAAAAAGTACGCATTGTTCATAGGGAGATGGCAGAATTGGCATAATGGACACGAATGGTTAATCCGCCAACAAATGGATAAAGGAAAGAATGTTTGGGTTGCAATTAGAGATGTTCAGAAAGATGAGAACAATCCTAAATCAGCACAAGAAGTTTTAACAATGTTACAAAATGAACCATTCTTTCAACAAAATTGGGATAAATTATTTGTATCAATTATTCCCGATATTGAATCGGTAAACTATGGTAGAGGAGTTGGATATGAAGTAATATATCACGAACCACCAAACGAAATTGCTGAAATAAGCGGAACTAAAATTAGAAAAGGAGAAATAGATGCCACTGGTAAAACGACACATAGCTAAAGCTATAACTTATAGAATATTTGGAACACTAACAACAATTGGATTAACTGTTGCCGCTGGATTGCCCATAAAATGGGCAGGAATGGTAGGATTAGGAGAACTTTTATTCAAACCATTTATATACTTTCTACACGAAAGAATGTGGTATAGTTGGAGTAAATTCGGATTAAAAAAAGATAAATAATTATGGAAAATCAAGGAAAAAGAAAAGACCAAATTAAATTCTCAGAAGATGCTAGTTTTTACGCAATCATTGGATTGATTATAACATTGGCAATTGTAATAATAAAAAATTAAAATATATGAAATTAATTACAGATAAAAAACAAAACGGAATGACCAATTCCGATTTTATAAAGTACTTAAAAAACCCAGTACCCAAATCAGAACTAAATCAATTAGAAGTAGATGTATTAAGAGATACTCTTTTTGCAGCACTTAAAGGAATGGGTGGTATAGGATTATCTGCAAACCAAATTGGCGTAAACAAAAGAGCATGTGTTATTAAATTTAACGATGTTGAATTATTTCTTTTAAACCCTGTTATTACAGAACGTTCTAATGAGGGATTCATTTTTTATGAAGGATGTTTATCTATGCCAGATACAATTAAAAAGCCCGTTAGAACATTACGTTCTACATATGTAGTTGTACAAACTGATAACTTAGGTGAATTGCGATTCGAAATTACGCCAGAAGAAGATAGAAAATTAGAAGGACAAGTGTCAGAAGGTACAATGAAAACCGTCGTTGTACAACACGAAATTGACCATTTGGATGGTATTACCATTAAAGATAGAGTATATTCAACAACGATTACTAAAAAGCAATCTTATGGTAGAAATGATAAGATTGTTATGAAAGCACCAAATGGTGATTTTGTTGAAGTGAAATACAAAAAAGCAAACAATTATTTTTTAAAAGGATATGAAGTAGTATAATATGGAATATGTAATTTTAATATTAGTTTTTATCATACTTTCGTTAGTATATGCGGTTTATAATTTATTATCTAAAGTAGAAAGATATGAAGATTTTATAGACCAGCAAGAGTTAAATAACCAAACATTACTGGAGACTTTGCGTAGAATAGATTCTAAGCAAATGTTTGAGAAGGATGATGAAGTAGGTTCTTTGTTTACACAAATAAAGGATATCATCACCCAATTCAAACAATTCTAAAAAAATGCCTAGAAAAAGAGTACCCAGAGTATATTTCACAAAAGATACAGAAGATGCAATTATTGCATACAATAAAACGGATGACCAAACTATAAAGAATAAACTATACAAAGATAGAATTCAAATGTCATTTGATAAACTTGCAGAAATAGTTTATAATAAATGGAAATTTAGTTACTTTGATGATGACCCACAAGATGTAATGGCGGAAGTTGTTGCATTTATGGTTGAAAAGATTCATATGTACCAAGAGGGTAAGGGAAAGGCATTCTCTTATTTTACTATTGTTGCAAGAAACTATCTTATCTTAAATAACAATTCAAATTATAAAAGATATAAAGATACTGATGTAATGTCATCTTTGCCTGATAATTGGGATACTGAAAATAATTGGGCGGAAGAAGTTCGTAACGAAGAACATAGAACATTCAACGATAGAATGTTACAATATTGGGATGTACACTTAGAAAACTTCTTTCAAAAGAAAAGAGATATTCAGATTGCAGATGCGGTGTTAGAACTATTTAGAAGAGCAAACTATATAGAAAGTTTCAACAAAAAATCATTATACCTACTTATTAGAGAAATGACAGGGTATCCTACTCATTACATTACTAAAGTTGTCAACAAAATGAAAGAAAAACAAATGGCACTCTATAATGAATTTGATAGGGAAGGTGATATAAAAATTTAATATTATGGTTTCATTAGGTATTTCAGCATTTTACCACGATTCAGCCGTTTGTTTATTTGAAAATGGTAAGGTAATAGCAGCTATCGAAGAAGAAAAACTATCTGGCATAAAGCACGATAATTCATTTCCAAAACAAGCGATTAAATGGGTTTTACAATATTCAAATAAAACAATATCTGATATAGATACTATTTGTTGGTATGAAGAACCCAACTTAAAATATGATAGAGTAAAAAACACTGTAGGTAAACATTGGTGGAAAAATCGTAAGATTTGGAAACAATTCAAAAAAGAATTTGAAGAAACCGAAGGTAATTTAAGTGTGTATCTAGCTAAAAAATTAAACTTTACAGGCAAAGTAGAATATGTAAAACATCATCATTCTCACTTAGCTTTTTCATATTACACATCTCCATTTGATGATTGTGTAGGTATTTCTGTAGATGGTGTTGGTGAATGGGAAACTGCATTAGCAGTAAGATGTAAGAATAATACATTTGAAGAAATATCATCCCTAAAATTTCCAAACTCATTGGGGTTAGTTTATTCAACTATAACTGCATACTTAGGATTCAAACCAAATAATGGGGAATATAAGGTTATGGGATTGGCACCATATGGTGACCCGATGAAATACAAACACGTATTTGATAAAATTTCAAAATTTGATGTTCGTGGTAGTATAGAGATTGAACAAAAGTATTTTACTTGGAAATACTCAAATACCGATATGTACACATATAAGTTGGTAAATCTTATTGGAATCGAACCACGTGAGCCTGAATCTAAAATAGAACAACATCATATGGATTTGGCAGCTGCATTACAAAAATGGTATGAGAGCTGTTTTTATTATTTTACAAATAATTGTATGCAGCAATCCAATACATCTAATTTAGTATTAGGAGGGGGTTCAGCATATAATGGCACTGCTAATGGAAAAATACAAAAACATGCACCCGTTGGTAATTTATGGATTCCATTTGCACCATCGGATGCAGGTTCTGCGATTGGTGCTTGCTTATATCATTGGCATAATACATTGGGTAGTCCAAAAGTAAATGGTGGCGATAATCAATCTCCATACTTAGGACCAGAGTGGAGTAATCAACAATTAACAAATATTCTACTGAAAGAAGAAGTTACACATAAAGCAGTTTTTTATGATGATACAAATATGCTGTGTCAAAAGGTTGCAAAACTTATAAACGATGGAGCAGTGGTTGGGTGGTTTCAAGGTAGAACTGAATTTGGTGCGAGAGCATTGGGTAATCGTTCTATATTGGCTAATCCACATTTGCCAGATGTTAGAGATAGGATAAATAGAGTTGTAAAAAAGAGGGAATTGTTTAGACCTTTTGCCCCATCTGTTGTAGTAGAAGAATATGCAAAATACTTTACATCGGAAGGAGAAGTTCCATATATGAATCAAGTAGTTAAAGTAACTAACTATAAATCTATTCCATCAGTAACTCACGTTGATGGTTCAGCTAGAATACATACTGTTACTAAAAAACAAAATAAACTATATCACACCTTGTTAAAAGAATTTAAGAAAGTTAGTGGTACACCAATATTATTAAATACATCCTTTAATTTAAGAGGACACACAATGACTAATGACCCACAAAAAGCTATTTGGACATTCCTAAATTCCGATATGGATTATTTGGTATTGGGTAATTATTTGATAAGTAAATAATTATTAGTAGATAAAAGACGAATTATGGCATCAGAATTTAAATTATTTGATGGGAAAAACCTATCATCATTGTTTAAGGATATATACGAAAACCAACAAAACAAAAAGAAAAACATTTCCGATTTGATTGAATCACTTCGTAAATTAATTAAAAACGTTGGTGAAGCAACTGTTATTGCTCCAATTATAAAAGACCTTATTGAGGTATCGGTTAAAAACGATGACCATTTAATTAAATTGGCAACAATTGCACAAAGATTGGCAGCTGCTGAAGCTAAAGGTATTGGGGAAGATGGTTGGTTAAGTGAAAATGAAAAGGCTCAACTACTACAAGACATGGAAGAAACTATTAATGAAGTAGAAAAGAAAAATGAAGAAAAATTGGATGATATCAAATTAGAATTAGATGAATTAAAATCTAAAATATAAAAATGGCAAACGAACCAACATCAAACAACGAAGGTGGTACATCATCCGTTATACACTCATATCTAGCGGTAGTAACCAAAG